CCAGGTTTAACTATACCTTTTGGGAACACGGCACAAAGAACAGCAAACGCAGGAGCAGGTTCAATAAGATATAACACACAAGTAAATGTGTTAGAACTTTATAACGGAACAGCCTGGATACCTGTTGGTGTTCTTAATGCTAAAACAGTCACAACCACGTACACAGCGGCATCTGGAGAACAGTTGTTTGTTGATACTAATGGTGGAGGCTTTACTATTAGCCTACCTGGTTCGCCAGCAGTAGGAGATGTTGTTAGATTTTTTGATCTAAGAAAAACATTTGATAGTAATAATCTTACAGTTGGTAGAAACGGAAAACTTATCCAAGGTGATAGTGCGGACATGACTGTTAACTCAGAAGGTGCGGCGTTTGACCTTGTATATTCAGGTGATAGTTACGGTTGGCGTATCCTAACTGTATAATATTATTGGAGAGAGAACCAAATGGCAAGTTACGCAAGTTATAAGAAGGTTACATCAGAAGGTATCCCCAACGGTGCCATCACTAGAGCTAAACTCCAGCCTGGTGCGGGTGCTTGTAGGAAAGTGCAATACATTTACAACGAACGTGGATTACGTTGCCACATGTGTGCGAGACAGAGTGGATGCTGTGAACAGGCTAATGGTAAATGTTGTTACTGGTGCGTACCAGATAACGTTTACAAAGTAACTTTCGAAATATGGGGTGGCGGAGGCGGAGGCCCAGGTCACACTTGTTGTAATAACTGTTCTTTCTCAATTGGTGGAGCAGGTGGAAATTACGCCTTAAAAACTATTGATACAAATCCAGGATGTCAATATACGGTATGTGCTGGCGGATCATGGCCTTGTGGTAAATCACATGGTTGTTCAGCTGGAATGGGATGTCGTTCATATGTAAATGGACACAACTTATCAAACTTCTGTGTAACTGGCGCTTGTGGTGGTTGGATGTGTAACGGAGATGCTTGGGGTCAAAGACACCTAACATCAAGTTGTGCTAACTGTTTAATATGTGGAATTTTTGGAGCTGATTTTGGTGGTATGGGAGCTACTGGAAGAAAAGCTGGAACAACAACTTGTAGATGTCACGGACAAACAGGTTACAGTGGTGAAGCATTTGGCATTGGAATAACAGGTGGAACAGCAACCAATGAAGCATGGTGTGCATGTGGTTGTCACATTGTTTGGCCCGCTGGAGGCGGACAACCTGGAACTTCTAGTTATTGTAATAACTGGGCAAAGTGTTGTGCTGGTGGTTCTGGACAAGGTGGATCAGGGATTGTTAAAATAACATTCGTGTAAGGAAATATAATTATGGCAACATACGCAAGTTACAAAACATTAACAGCAGAAAATTTTACAGATAACAGTATATCTGCCGCTAAACTAGGTGCGGGAGCAGGACACAAATATTGTACAAAATATATATACAACGAACGTGGATTAAGATGTCATGCTTGTGCTGATGCTGGAAATTGTTGCGAACAAGCAAACGGAAAATGTTGTTATTGGTGTGTTCCAAACGGAGCAAGTAAAGTAACTTTTGAAATTTGGTCAGGAGGTGGAGCAGGAGCAGGAAATACCTGTTGTAATAACTGTTCTCACTCAGCAGGAGCTTCCGGCGGAAACTATGCTGTAAAAACTATTAGTACGTGTCCTGGATGTCAGTATACAGTTTGTGCTGGTGGAACATGGCCTTGTAGTAAATCACACTCCTGTGGAGCAAGTATGGGTTGTAGAAGTTATGTTAACGGACATAACTTATCGAATTTTTGTGTAACAGGAGGTTGCTCAGGTTGGATGTGTAATGGAGATGCTTGGGGACCAAGACATACACAGACTTGTGCTAACTGTTTAATATGTGGAGTATTTGGAGCAGATTTTGGAATAATGGGTTCAACTGGAGTATCAGGCGGACACGGTGCTTGTCAATGTAAATCAGCAGACTGGATGCAGTCAGGTGTAGCACCGTTTGTAGGAAGAACAATGGTACACGCACACGCAGAGGCCTGGTGTGGTTGTGCTTGTTACACTAACTGGCCAGCAGGCGGCGGAGCATCAGGAACTTCAAGTTATTGTAATAACTGGGCAAAATGCTGTGCTGGAGGAAACATGGGAGGATCGGGATTAGTTAAAATCACGTTCGCATAAGGATAAAAAATGGCAACATACGCAAGTTATAAAAAAGTACCAGGTGATAGCATAGCAGACGGAGCAATTACCGGCGATGATATCGCACACGGAAACGGAAACAATTACGGAGTACAGTGGATCTACAATGAACGTGGATTACGATGTCACCAATGTGCTAGACAGAGTGGTTGTTGTGAACAGGCTAATGGTAAATGTTGCTATTGGTGTGTTCCAGATGGTGCTTCAACAGTAACATTTGAAATTTGGGGCGGCGGAGGTGGCGGCCCTGGCCATACATGCTGTAATAACTGTTCTTTCTCAATTGGAGGAGCAGGAGGAAATTACGCATCAAGAACAATAGCAACATCACCAGGTTGTCAATATACGGTATGTGCCGGTGGTAGTTGGCCATGCGGAAAAGCACATACCTGTGGAGCTGGAATGGGCTGTCGTTCATACGTTAACGGCCACAACTTATCAAACTTTTGTGTTGAAGGAGCATGTGGTGGTTGGATGTGTAACGGAAACGCATGGGGTCCAAGACATACGCATTTCAACTGTGAAAACTGTAGAATTTGTGGTATGTTTGGTAACGATTTTGGTATAATGGGATCAACGGGTTGGAACGTAGGACACGGTGGTTGCCATTGTAATTACACTTATTCAGGTTCAGGACAAACACCATTGATTGGTAAAATGAATGTATCAGTAACCAACGTAGCATGGTGTAACTGCGGATGTCATATTGAATGGCCAGCTGGCGGTGGTATGCCTGGTGTTAGTTCGTACTGTGATAACTGGGCAAAATGCTGTGCGGGTGGCTCAGGACAGGGCGGTTCTGGAGTTGTTAGAATAACTTTTATGTAAAATGATAAATACTTGTAGGAGCAAAACGCAATGAGAAGAATAGAAAAAGAGTTTACTTACCCAATTTGGGATGAGTGGAGAACAGATAGTTTTACTAAAGGTATTACTGGAAAGCACACTTACAAAGGTCCAGAATTCCTTACATTAGAAGTAAACAATGACAAGAATAGTCCTGATTATGGAAAAGAATCAGGTTGGTGCTTGATGCTTAAATCTGAATTAGAAAGACCTACTGGTGATGACATTATGAGAGTCACTGTAGATTGTAAAGAAAATCCATTGCTTTGTGAAATTGTTAACGATGAAGGACGAGAAGATTTAGTTCATATGCGTCGTGGCAGAAAATGGGAAGTGCTTTGGGACGCTCCAGACGGATATCCAGATGTAGAATACACAAAAGAAGTAGAACCAAGAGACGTTTATGATGATCAAAATGTAAAATACGACATTGAAAATGATAAATGGATTATTCCAACTCATGACTGGGAAGCTACAGGTACAAATAAATCTATTACTTGGAATCAAGTAAGAGATGTTAGAGATGCTCATTTACATGAAACAGATGCTAAAGTAGGACAAACAGACGCTCCAGAAGCACTACAAAAAGAGTGGACAGACTACAGACAAAAATTAAGAGATCTTCCTGCTGTAATGGAAGCTAAAGGTTACGAACCATGGCAAGCAGTGATGATGTTTCCTTCATATCCAAGAGATATGAGAGACCCAGAAGAAAGTTCAGATCCAAATGATCCGTACAGAGATGGTGCTTATCCTATTGATGTTGAGGTACACGCTCTAAGAACAGCTGGTAAAAAAGGCTAATCACTTTTAATTACACACACCACTAGAACTCAATAAATATTTCTATACAAGGAAATATTGGAGTTTAATTTGTCTCGCAAAAAAGCATATTTTATGAACGGTGGAGCAGGCCGTGTAATAGCGTCTATTCCTGCCTTTGAAAAGTTATACGAAAATGATAAAGACTTTATTATTGTTTGTGAAGGAGGTATGGACTTTTATAAAGGACATCCACAATTACATGAATTAGCGTACGATCATTGGCATAAAAATTTATTTAAGGATTATATTAAAGACAGAGATTGTATTACTCCTGAACCTTATAGAGTTTGGGAATATTATAATCAAAAATGTAGTTTAGCACAAGCGTTTGACATAGCTATTAACAACGAAGGAGTCAGAGATTTACCTGATCCAAAAATCTATATGAACAAACATGAACTTGTTCAAGGTTATAAAGTTGTTGAAGAAATAAAAGCAGTCACCGGCAAAGATAAAGTTGTGGTATTCCAACCATTTGGTAGAACAGCCGAGAACATGGGTGACTTTGTAATTGATGGTACATCAAGAAGTTTTCATCTTAATGATGTAATTAGAATTTGTAAAGACTTGAGAGACGATTATGCTGTAATTATAATGAGTGAATTTCCTGTTACAATAGAAGAAAAACCAAAAGTACCAATAGCAGTTCCACAAATACCTGATGTAAGAGTTTGGTCAAGCGTAATACAAATAGCAGATCATTTTATAGGCTGTGATAGTTTAGGACAACACATGGCAAAAGCATTAGGGACAAGCTGTACTAGTGTTATTGGTAGCACATATCCAATTAATATTTCATATCCTAATAGTCCAGACTTTGATGTTATAGACTTAGGAGAAGGAAAAAGAAAATTTAGCCCAATAAGATTATCAATGGAAGACGAAATTGAAAGATACAATGACGAAGTTATGGAGTTAACTGATGAAACTTTTAAACAAATTATATCAAGTGCTCGTAAGAGGCTTGGTAAGCCTAGGACTTATACGGGAACGTACAAACCCGAACAAGGACAACAAGGAGAAGTCTGCCCGACGCATGGGGTTGTCCACAAAAATGATGCAGGAGTAACTCATGCTAAACCACAGGCACAGATTTTAGGAAGGACTGGACAATGACACAGTGGATAGGAGCAATCACAAGAGGTCATAATGGAGGTGCTGTCTTATTGAAAGACGGAGAAGTAGTATTCGCTATTGAAGAAGAAAGATTATCACGGAAAAAATATGACGGTGGCCCTTTTGCTTCCATGATTAAATTTAAAGAGTTTACAGATAAATTAGATTATCTAGTTGTTGCTCATACGCAACCTTTAGAAGAATCTAGTAGAGTTGATTTTAGTGGTGGAGATATTTACACAGGACTAGCAAGAAAATTAGGACTAATAGATGGTAAGGATTCAGCCTACGATCAAAACGCAAAGCATAGACAAGTAATTGATCTTAGCCATATTCATCATAAATTACACGCCGCTTGTGCTTTTTATAGATCAGGTTTTGAATCAGCTACATCAGTAATTGTTGATGGTGCTGGAACTTTTATTCCAATGAATATTAATTCTGGAAATTTTAACGAAGAATTTATGACGTGGGAGTGTGAAAGTATTTTTTCTTGTAATTATCCAGATGATTTCAAAACTTTATATAAACATCAAGGAGGTAATGGACCTTATCCTGGTACTCATGTAACACAAATTCCTAGTGATAGAGAAGGTGAAGAAGGGTATCATGAACTTATACTAGATGACTCAGCTGGAATTGTAAAAGCCTATGAAGCAGTTACACAATATTGCGGATTTCAACCTATTGAAGCAGGAAAAACAATGGGATTAGCTCCATATGGTAAACCAAACAATAAAATTCCTCCGATTTATACAGACGGCGTAGGAGGAAAATGGAGAACTTCTGATAGAAATGTAATTATTCCTACATATCCAAATGCGGCATTAGTAAATGACGGAAAATATGATTATCTATATACATCGGGAGACTTACAAAACAGTAAAGTTGATTTAACAACTTTAGAAAACAGAAGAGATCTTGCTTATGCTGTCCAAGATCAATCACAGCAAGAAGTTTTAAAATTAATATTTAAAGCTGTGGAAATGACTGGAAATAAAAATGTTGTATTAAGTGGAGGATACGCACTAAATTGTGTGGCTAATTATTGGTATCTTGACAAACTTAATAAAGAAGATATAAAATTATATGTTGAACCTGTGTCAAGTGATGCTGGAACAGCTATAGGAGCCGCTTTATTATTATACCATCAACTAACAAAGGATAAAAAAGTTAGATCATATACAGAAACAATTTATGAAGGCTTTAAATATAATTTATCTCTCAATGATATTGATGCTGTTGCTGAAAAATACGGAGCAACTACAAGTGAAGCGGATCATAAAAAGGTTGTTGAAGTAATACGTAATAAAAATATTGTTGCTTTATGGCAAGATAGATCCGAAAATGGTCCAAGAGCATTAGGAAATAGAAGTTTATTATTTGATCCTACTGTTGAAGATGGTAAGGATCATGTAAACAGAGTTAAACGTAGAGAGTATTTTAGACCTTTTGCTGGCACAATAATGCTAGATCATGCTCACGAATGGTTTGACATGCGTGGTTTAGAACAATCTCCACATATGATGTACGCTATGAATTGTCAAGAAGGAGTAGCTGAAAAAATTCCTAGTATAATCCATGTAGATGGAACCTGTAGAATACAAACTGTAACCCAAGAACAAAATAAACATTACTATGACATCATAAAAGAGTTTTACGATCAATCCGGTGTGCCTATAATTTTCAATACAAGTTTCAATTTAGGTGGAGAACCGTTGGTAGAAACATTAGATGATGCTGTGAGAACATTATATAACAGTGAAATTGAATATCTTTATCTACCTGAATTTGGAAAATTGGTAGAAATGAAGAATTAATGTTCATAGATTTATATTCAATCCCAGTTTTTGCTGAACCTTTAGAAACACACAATCAAGTGCAGGAAGATTTTACTAACATTATACAGGATGATAGTAATTTTAATAAGTATCCTAGCTGGTATTGTAATGTTGATACTACTTTTGGACTTCCAGATTCAAATAAATTACCTTTTCACAACTTTATTAAGGGTGCTGTTGCTGGATTAAACACCTATCTAAAAAAATTAGGAGTTGATTGTTCTGTTTCTTATGGAGTTGAATGTTGGCTAAACAGATATAGCAAAAATCAACACCAAGAATTACACAATCATGCTGGTGAAAGTGTAATAAGTTGTGCTTATATGCTTAAACTTCCCCCTAACAGTGGCAGATTTGTTTTTTATAGAAACACATATGACTTCTTTCATGGAAGTTCACTGCCCAGTCTAAGCACCGAACCTTTTAGATACAATAATAGAATCACTCCTCCTTTACGAGAAGGAGACATTGTGTTTTTTCCAAGTGTGCTAGAACACTATGTAACTGTTAATGAAAGTGATGAAACCAGAGTGACTATCAGTGCTAACTTTACTATAAACGAGAGAATAGATGAAGAAAAACAAGATTAATGAAGAAGAAGTTTTCGAAGTAAGCAAAAACTATTCAGTCAACATAAAAAAATTAGGAAGAAAGCAAACAACCGTAGTAGTTGTGGATGACTTTTACAAAAATCCTATGATGGTAAGACAATTAGCTTTAGATATTCCAGCTTCATTTAATCAACGTATCAGAGGAAATAACCCTGCTTGGAGAATTAATGCTTTTTATGTCTTAGATTCAATGGCTTGGGTGTTTGATCAGCTTTGCAGACAGTATTATCCAAATATAATGTCCCATTGGTCACCAAACATGATGAGCGAAAGTTTTATGAGAGCTACTTTTATGGTAAATGTAATGCAATCTGAAAATTTACCACCTATGTCTCCACACATGGACAATCCAAGTGGCTTAAATTTTGCTAGTACCATATATTTAAACACAGAAAATGAAAGTAACGGTGGAACTTCCTTTTATGAGTTTGCCGGAAAAGAGTCTATACAGGATAATGATTCATATAACTATTATGACAAGGAAAAAACGACTCCTATTACAAAATATGTTACTGATTCGATAGGAGATTGGGAAATGACTGGTATGGTTCCAATGAAATTTAATAGAATGGTGTTGTATCCACAGAACATGTTACACACCGCATACGTAAAACAAGGAATGTTTTATGATAATTTGTATAGATTGAACCAACAGTTCTTTATTTAGGAGGAAACATGGAAGGTGATTTTAATGGAATAGAAGAATACAGGCATGTATTTCCTTTAGACTATTGTAAAAAATTAATCGAAACATTTGAACAACGTGCTTCTATGCAGTTGACTGAACATCAAACTGGTTTTAAAAATCAAGATGAAAGAATATTCATGGATCTAGCAAATCACAATAATATGTTTCATGTAGACGCAGATTTATGTAAGTTTTTTTATCAAACTGTAATGACCACGTATGAAGAAAAATATAGATCAAAATATGACAGTTTAGCCGCAGTTGTACAACATTCACCTAAAGGAATGAGCATACAAAAAACAAGACCACATCAAGGATACCATGCTTGGCATTGTGAGAACGCTGATTTGTGTACATCTTCAAGGGTAATGGCGTACACTTTGTACCTAAATGCTGTAGAAGAAGGTGGCGAGACAGAATTTTTATATCAAGGCGTAAAAATAAAACCAGAACCTGGTAAGTTAGCATTCTTTCCAGCTTACTATACTCATCCGCATAGGGGAAATCCTATTTACAAAGGAATTAAGTACATAGTATCCGGTTGGTACACATTAGACGAATAGGAGTAACAATGAGATTATTAATAGCAGTACTGTTTTTGTTTACAGTGGTCGCAGTATTTACGGACACAAGAGCAAAAGCAGGAGAATGGAATGAAAAACCTGTCATGTGCGGAGAGGAAACAGAAGTTTTTGGACTTATGGGTTCAAAAGATGAACAATTATTGTTTTCAGGCGACATGTTTGCTAAAGTAAAAGATCCTGATGAAGCAAATGGATTGTCACCAACACCTGCTATTTTGCCTTTGGCCGTTTATGTAAATTTTAAAACAGGAACTTTTACTATTGTAGAGCGTCATGGGGATCCTTACAATGTATATTGTATAATTGCTATAGGACAAGGTATGAAACTTCCTAATTATGGAGAGATGAAGTGAAAATTTGTGTTGTAGGTGGAGGAACTGCTGGCTTTGTTGCGGCTCTTATTTTAAAAAAGAGCTATCCACAATTTACTGTAGACGTTATCCGTAGCACAAAGATTGGAACAATTGGAGTTGGTGAAGGAAGTACAGAACACTGGCAAGCCTTTATGGATTTTTGTACTATTACTGCCGGTGAATTAATAAAAGAAACAGATGCAACATTTAAATCAGGTATAATGTTCCAAAATTGGAATAAAAATGATTTTTTACAGAGTGTCCACGATCCGTTTGTAGGTGAACACTTAGGTATGCCTTTAATGTATGCTAAATTAATATCAAATAATGTTCATCCTAAAGAATTTGTAGGCGAGTACACATGGAAAAGCTACACACCTTTTAATAAATTTATGGACGAAAGGCCTAATGACGTAGGAGTAAGTCAATATCATTTTAATACTAGTAAGTTAAATGACTTTCTAACAAAGAAAGCAATTGAATATGGTTGCCAAGTAATAGATGATGAAATAATCGGTATAAACATGCCAGACGGAAAAAATATTACAAGTTTAAAAGGTGAAAAGTCAGATTATCATTATGATTTTTACATAGACTCAACAGGATTTAAACGTTTGCTTATTGATAAAATGGGAGCCAAGTGGCAAAGTTATTCAAAATATTTAAAAATGAAAGAAGCCATTGTGTTTCCTACAGAAGAAGAAGACGAAATACCTATTTGGACAGTAGCTAGGGCAATGGACAGTGGTTGGATGTTTAGAATTCCTGTTTGGGGTCGCAAAGGCAACGGTTATATCTATGACAGTGATTTCATTTCAGCAGATGATGCAAAACTAGAGGTAGAAAATTATCTCGGACATGAAATTTCGGTAGCCAAAAATATAAAATTTGATCCTGGAGCATTAGATAAGCCGTGGATTAATAATGTTTGTGCTATAGGACTTTCGGCTAGCTTTGTGGAACCATTAGAAGCCAGCAGTATAGGCACAAGTATTAACCAAAGTTTCTTGTTAGCACAGCGTATTGTAAATTATAATGAATCAACAACTAAAAGATACAATGAAGAAGTTGAATCCATAATGAATAATATAAGAGACTTTATATGTTTACACTATGTTACTGATAAATCTGACACTGAATTTTGGAAACATATCACAGAAACAGAAATGCCAGACAGTTTAGCAAATAATTTAGAAATGTGGAGAACAAGATTACCTATATCTGATGACTTGACTGACAAAACTTCAAAAATTCTGTTTAATGAATACAATTACATATTGGTAATGTATGGACTAGGTTTGATAGATACTAAAGCTATACAAAAACAATACGAAAGCATTCCGCCCGAAGCAAAAGAATTTGTAAACAGACAAATGAATATAAAAAAAGATAATGATATGCTAAAATCTATTCCGCACAAAGTAATGTTGGATTTGATTAGGAGGCTGACGTGAGAATATTTGCGTTTGGTTGTAGCCTAACACAATATTTTTATCCTACTTGGGCAGATATTCTTATTCAACAATACAAAAACAAAGGTTACAAAGGTTCTAATTGGGCCAAGAGTGGAGCAGGCAACATGTACATCAACATGCGTCTGTGGGAAGCAAACACCATACATAAATTTAATAAAGATGATGTTATACTTTTACAATGGTCTAGTATGTATAGAGAAGACAGATACCATATGGGTAAAGGTTGGTGGACACCTGGTAATTTTAGTAGACAAACAATTCAAAGCGATTCTAAATTTATTTTAAACAATTATTTTTATGAAAACACTTGGAAGTGGGCTGACATTATGCATTGTACAATGCGTGATTGTTCTATAATAAGTGCTACACATAAAGCATTAGAAGCAATAGGTTGTAAGATTTACTCAACTTATTTTAGAGATCCTTTTGAAGGTTGGGAAGATGCCCCAAAACATTTTAACAAAACTAATCCTAAACTTGAACTAGAGGACGTAGGAGCAGTTTTAGAATCTTATAGACAAGATATCAAAACAACATGTCCTCCTATTTTAAACGCACTGAATTTTGGAACTGACGAAGATTTTTTTATTACAAGACCAAAAAGTGTACCTAGCTTAAAGGAAGAACATAAGCATATGAATATACATGAATTACATCCATTAACTCACGAAGCGGCAAAGTTTGTTGAAGAACATGTTGAGCCTTTATCCACAGAAACAAAACAATTTGTAAATGAATGGAAAGAAAAACTTACGTCAAATGATCCTATAATTCTAGAAGATTTACAATGGCACAACAAAGATAAAATAGGATGGTCAGATGATCAATGGAGACCATAATGTCAATACCAGTAATAGGATTAGATAGAGACGGAACAATAAACGAAGACATAGGACTTACACAAGAAGGAGTGCCTCCCTATTGTATTAAGCCAGACCAATTTAAGCCAATTCCGGGTAGCTTAGAAGCTGTTAAAATTATTAGAGATAAAGGTTATGATGTAGTCATATTGACCAATCAATCAGGAATACAAAGGGGTGTAATGGACGCAGTTGATGTTGATATAGTTAATAATTATATGCTTGAACTATTAGCAGAAGTAGGATGTAAAAGTATTAATGGATTATACTATTCTACTACGCCATTCAAAGACGATCCTTATAGAAAACCTAATCCAGGAATGTTCAAAAGAGCGGCTTCTGAGATAGGAGTTGATTGGAACAATGGTGTGTACGTAGGTGATAAAATTACAGATTTGAAAGCCGCGGTAAAGGCCAAAGCAAAGCCTATCCTTGTAAAAACAGGATATGGATTAGAAACAGCTAAGAAGTTAGAAACGTTTGCTAATCAAGATCTAAAGAAAAAAACAGAAGTATTTGATAATCTACTAGCTTTTGCCCATTCATTAGTGGATATTTCCTAAAATATTAAAGCTCTACATATCATAACAAAACGATAAATACAGTATGGAGCAGGTAAATGAATAAACTTCTGACAAACTTTTTTACAAAAGGGCAAAATAATTCAATATTATTACCTAGTAGATCTAACTTTAGCTTTAGAGGTAGCTGGGTAGCAGTACAAAGAAATAACACTATAATAGATAAATTTCATCTAGGTGACTTCAGTAGTGCTATGTATCAAGTAGCAGTTGAGTTTGACAGTAATGAGAAGGAAACAATGCAGATTTCTGTGGTTGCTAGACCAGACAGAGCTGTTGTTTCAATATTTGGTAGGGCAACAATTAACCAAGAATTAATAAATGTTACAGCGGCAGTAGACGCTAGTAGCGTATATCTTTACGCTAGTCCCAAATCAAACACATATTTAGGCAGTAAAGTTACATTTCATGCTACCTATGCTCAGGCAATACATCAGTTAACTCCACCAGCCATAGTCGAGGATACATCAACGACGGAGGCA